TTCAGAACTTCTTTTGCTCTCTGATCACTATATCCAAAATATTCTTTAATAGTTTCTAAATTATTAATTTTAGAACTTTTAAGCCAAGGAGCAAATCTTTTCCTTGTTCTTATACTATTTAGGAGAAATTGGAATTGAAGTTTATTATCTAACCCATTGTAAATGTTCATTTCATTTACTAACAGGATAGTGTCTGAAAAGGGATACAGACAACGATTTGATATAAAAGGAGAATACTTTTTCTCCCACATTTCATCTTCTGAGTCCATCAATGGTTCTTTAGACTGATTGATGGCCTTCAGATATTCTTTCAATTCATACATTATATAATGTGTAAGTAGTGGTTAATTCTTCATCTTTTTCTATATTTCTACTTGCAACCAGAGAAAAGTAAGTAATTACAGATTCTTCTGGTGATTCAAGTTTATGACAATTAGGTTCTTCACTATGATTAATAAATCCACCTACTGGTGTGCGAATATAACTACCATCAAAGCCGGGAGCGTAGATATGGGAAACACCTAAATGAGTTCCTTTTTTAATAAGTGTTTTCGCAAATAGTCCTACTCCATGTATTGAGGAATTTCTAATTTCTACTGAGTCTGGTAATGGTTTGTACATATTACTATTTATTCAATATGTTCAAAATATGGTAATGTTTCTATTAGTGAATCACATTCACGAATTTTTGTTGTATAATATGATCTGTAAGCTTCTTTCCATCTATATCTATAATCCTTAATTATTCCAATATTTGGTCTTTCAATTTCCTGTTTAAAATAAACCCATTCTGGATATTTGTCCATTAATTTTTTATGTTCTTTATTATGAAATTTAGCATCTCTAAAATCAGAACAACCACCTTCTTGCCACCATTTGGGCTGAATACAAAATAATTCACTTCTTCTGATCTTATATCCTCTCAATAAAAATTCAAGAGACATCATACTATCTTCACCAACCTCAACAAATGTCCAATCTATCTCATCAACAAATTTAGATACTTCTGCACCATTTATCATGTAACCACTATATACATCTGTAAAATCTGTATAAAAACGCCAACTTGGTGGTAAAAACGCACTTCTATGTCCTATTTGAATTATATTTTCATTATCCATCCAAGAATTAAAAATGTCAAACATTTCATCAAAATCATCTTCAGTCATTGGCCTTTTTACTCCTTTCATATCAGAATCTAGCCAATTCTCCTTCATTAAATATTTTATATTTCTACGATAAAACTTTATATCATCATCATATATACAAAATCTAGATTTACCAGCATGATCAATAATCTTTTTTCTTGTTTTTGCAATTCCAATACCATCATCTACAATTAGATACTCTACATCAAGTTTGTGTTGGGGCCGTTCATGTCTTTGAACAACAAGAATAGTATTTGCTTTATATTTGTCTGGTAATGAATTGAAAGTAATTTGGGAGTCTACCCTACGGAATGTGGGGATATAAATTTTAATAGTCATTTGATTTCATAATAAAAAATAAAAAGGGGTGATTTTTACACCACCCCTCAAAAATTACGCAGCCTTCTTCTGCATTTTAACAACATTGACAGAAGAAGCCTTACTTTGTGTAAGAGTATAGAAGTAATCGTTCCCATTGACTGTAGTTAAACCATTGGGTTTAATAAGAACCAATTTCTTCAAATTATGTCTAGGAGCAATAGCGGGTAAAGCACCATAAACTTTAACTTGAGACATATCTGGTTTTTGGCCAGAGAAGAAAACACTTCCAAACTTGAGAAGTACTTCATCATAAAATTTGGTAAAATCAAGAACTCGAAAATCATAACAAGTATCAAGATCATACCCCTCTAAAGTTCCAGTATGTAAAACCACTCTAATTTCAGAGTGAGGATTCTGTGCAGCTGTATACACTACATCTAAAATTCCCTTGTGAGCAGCAGAAGCAGAAATTAGTTTATAAACTATTCCACGTTTCTTGAGAATTTGATTCTCGTAAATTGGTTCAATATTAAAATATTTTGCCTCTTGAGTCATCCAAGCTTTAGCGGAATGATGATTCCACCATCTGACTTCATTTTTTGGATCAAAATGATTCAATATTTGAAATTTAAGTTGAGATCGTTTAAGGTCTGTAAACCTACCTTTACCACAAATTACCTCAATTCGATGTTCAACTGCTTTTTCAGCAGCATCAAAATCGTCTATAGGATTAGGAATCCAACTTTGATCAATAGCATGAACTACTTCTTCATACACATCAAAAACCTGAGCAGGCCCTGATGGATCCTCATCAGTATTTGCAATAATACCAAATTGAGAAATAGCGTCAGCTACTTGTTGGTCAGTATAACCATCAGTTGCTTCAAAAAAAGCAACAATAATATTATCAAATTGAAACTTACCAACAAGAAGTTCGGTACGAGTCCTACCATTGATAAGAAAAATCTCACCCTTCCTTGTACGAAAAGCACAAATAGGTGGATTTCTAAGTTTGAAACCAAAATCTCTGATATGATTACAAATTCCAGTCAAATTTGGGTTTTTAGTTCCCCTTCTGGCCCCGATTTGTTGAGTTCCATATGTAAGGGAATGTTGAGTAATGGCATTTTGATAATCTACAATACCAAAATCGCCTGTAAAGGTCAAAGCTTTTGGTAACTCCTCACCATATAAGTGTGGATATGCTTCCAATTTAACTAATTCTATACAGGATTCTAAATCTTTGTTTGTGAAGATTCCTTGATTTGCCGGCACGGCAAAGGTCAATTGTTTTTTAGACATTTTTGTCTCCATGATTCAATTGTTGCTCCAATTTATCCGTAAAGTTTGGAGTGAACTTAATCGGAGAATTTCTGGTGAGAAATTCCTTTTTCCGATTCGGTAGAAGGAAACTTTTCCTCCTATTCTTAGTATCTATAACCTCTATTATAACACATTAAATCTCAAATGTCAAGTTTTAATTGTGTTATCCATCATAATACTAAATTCTTTAAAATATTGTTCTTCTGTCAAAAGAACTTGTTTATAGTTGTTTCTGAATTCTTCTAACTTTTCCTGAAAGAAAAGTTCATCTCTAAGTTTCATTGCTTTGTCTTTAAAATCTTCAAATGTAAATACTCTTTGCCAGTCATCAATTTTATAGGTATTGTTCTTGTCGTAATTTTCCCAAACAAAAGGTATCATTCCTATTGACAAGGCTTCTGGATAACGTGAAGTAGTTGCAGTTTCAACTAACCAGTTGAAACATAAAGTACATCTTGCTGGTTTTAACTTAGGATATAACTGCCCCCATTCCTTAATCCATGCAGACTGTCTTTTTACACCAGAAGGAAATCCACCAATCAATACAGTTGAAAGATCAGAGTCACGATATATTTTACGAATAGTTTTTTCTCTATCATGGCCAACTTTCATTCTTCCCCAATACCCAAAGTCAATCGTTTTACCAGTATCCAACATTCTAGCAAGGGGATTATCAAATCTCTGTATAAAGTGATATTTCATTCCATGAATGTTTCCAGAAAAATCAATCTCATCAATAACATGGAATGATTTTAAATTCACTCCCTTCAATGTCTGTTCCCTGTAAAGTTGTTCAGTATCACCCCTATCGCTGCGCCACATTATAACTATTTTATTTTCAAAATGTGGCCGGATGGATGCCATGTGTCCTTCAGACTTTTCTAAATCCTTTGGATTCATTTGTAATTCACCATGATACCTAAATTCAGCATCACTAGGAATTATGATTACATCTGCCCACTCAATAGTCTCAGGAGTTCTTGAAGGGTTTTGTCTATTGAAAGATACATTATATGTTTTATACTGATGTGAAGGATTTGCTTTCATCCACTTAACATAGTTCTCAAAAAAACTATCAAGAACAGTTTCCAGAGGGCCATTGTACTTCACATTAGAGCGCAATCTTGCAATGGTAATTTTCATCTTATTATATCAATCTTATCTATCGATTCAGGTGTCCAGTATTCCAATTCAGACCTGACTCTACCATCTGTTTTTAAATTTTCATATCTTTTCGTAGCCTTTTTCTTCCACCACTTGGTAATATTTTCTAAACTGTATTTTTCAAAACTTTCAGATTTTACAAGTACATCTGTTTTTCCTGTAAGTACATCTTTTGAATTTGTATATCCATAATCACTCATGTAAAATCTTTTCTGAGTAGTAACACCTGTAGCAGTTTTTATACATTCACAAAATTCATTATATTTGGTAGTGTCATGTTCTTTTAGAGATGCCTTGACCATACCTATCATCTTGGTTTGGGTTTTCAGTTTTCTACTGGAAGCAGTTTTCTTCACTAACGGCCCATCATTTTTTTCCTCAAACCACTCTTTTAATTCTGGATATATGTCCTCACCCATTGTCAAGAGAAAACTACTCATTGTGTCTCCTCTGTATTTTAGATACGGCCGCATACCATCATACATTGAAGCACCCTTAATGTTACCATATAGTGAAGTAGTTTCAAACAAACAAAATTCTGTATTGTATTTTTTATCAAGTATTTCTCGCAATTCGTGTGAACAACAAATAGCAGCCAATAACTTTCCTCCAAGATAATTGAATCCAAAAGGTTGTGTGGGTACTATAATAAATCCCATAATTACACGTTTGTTCCAAGTTGGTAAATCTGGAACCGAACCTAACCAATCATTTCTAGGTTTTGAGTTTATTAATGGAGATCCAAATTTAATAAATCCAACATCTTTGCCAGTATTAGTTTCTTGAACAACCACTTTAAGTATTTTGCCTGGGGCGTGGTCTGGTGAAAAAGATGCTATGATTTCTAAATGGTCATCGAAATATGAATTTGGTTTCTCACAAATTTTGAAATTCATATCTTCTGGACTCATAGTATAATCATCAAATAAATCTACTTCTGGGCCACCAAACAAAGATGTGGGAATGGTTTTAAGTCTTTCCAATTTTCTATATCGAAAATAATCATCAATTCGAGGAAATTTGATAAAGTATGTAGTAATCCTATCAGCTGCATGAATTGCATCTTCCCTACTTAAATTTGGCATTGGTCATTATCTCCACTAAACAAGCCATTAAATTAATTTCTTGATCTGCAACAAACGCAGACTTATACTGATACTCTGCAATATGCAGAATTATTTGAGGAATTGTACTAGAGTCTGCCGATTGATATAAATGGTCATATATCTTACGAAAGATTTTCTGAGGGTCATTATCCATATTATTTACAACCCATGTACGAACACCCTTGAAGTTTTTAGACTTCAAACATTCGATCAACTCCTTCATGTTTGCATCACTTATATTTAGCAAAATGCCGGAATCAATATTTCCAGAAACAGAATATCGTTGCAACTCATTCAACACCCTACGGAAATCTGGTAGGTGTTTCATAATGAGTTCTGCAACTACTGCACCATCATATTGTATATTATTTTCTGTTAGAATAGTTATACACCTATTCATAAACTCAGATGCAAGTTTTTGTTTATCAGAATCTTTAATACGATAATCAATAACTGCACACCTAGAATGAATAGGTTCTATGATTCTATTTTTGAAATTACAAGTGAAGATGAATGAGCAGTTACTAGAGAACTTCTCTATGAAACCTCTCATTGCAGGCTGGACTGAATCGGGGGTCATGTAGTCCGCTTCATCCATGATGACAACTTTCCTACCCCCTGACATGGAAACGGAACTACAGTATTGCGTAAGTTTATTACGAAGCGTTTCAATTAATCGACCTTCATCAGATCCATTAACAATAATATAATCGCAGTTGAGGGTCTTACACAATACCATAGCCGCAGAAGTCTTTCCTACACCAGCACTTCCACTCAAGATGAGATTGGGTATCTTATCCTGACTAATTATTTCCCTAAATGTCCCTTTAATATCTTCTGGTAAAATTAAATCATCAATAGTAGAAGGTCTGTATTGTTCGACCCACAAAATATCTTTGTTCACTTTATCCTCCAAAGGAAGAAGTTGATTCGTTTGCAATCCAATATTCAAGTTTTTGTCCCTGCAATGTAAAATGAGAAATTCCTTTTGAGGAAATTTCAACATCATAATTGCCTGGAATCATTTTCATGTTTTCAGTTTTGAAAACAAATCTAAATTTATCACCAGATTTTTCTTCCAATACTACTTTGAAAGTATCAGTTGAATCATTATTCACATCTAAAGCTTTCAATCTAATAACATCATTAGGATGTGGCCCACCTTCAATAGCAATCTCAGGTGTACCAAGAACATTAGATGCTTTCATTATCTGAGATAGTGCATCTTGAGACAATGTAAACTTAACTTCTGGTTCTGGAAATGTGATATTATTTTCAGGGGGAGTGACAATCATGGAAGGGTCACAATATACATAATCTACTGAATGTGTATTTGTTCCTATATTCGCTGACTTCCCATTGAATTGAAATTCAGGATCATCAAATAATGATACTGCACCAAGAAAACGGTTTAGTTCATAGATAGCAAAATCTTGTGGAAATTCTTCTTCAAGCTCTGCCTGTGCTAAAATATTCTTCTGTACCGATACAGTCCTAAGAATATTTCCTTTTTTGATTTCAATCGACATATTAATATCGCTGAAATTCTTCAACATAGATAATGTATGTTTACTTAGTTTCATAATACCTCATTATTAAATTGATATTCACGAACACGGGCTTCAGCTTCTTTCATTGTTTTGAAAAAACCACCACCCTGTTCTTCATTATCTTCATATTCTCGTACAAAATATTCACCATTTGTACGAGATCCAAAAATAGTTTCACCTTCTTCAAGGATTTCTATCGTTGCTGTTTTCATGTTCACCTTTATGTAAGTATAAAGCAATTATTGCATAGTGAATGACTTTGAATAAGTCCTTCTTGTTAAATCCATCCTTCTTACCGTATCTTTGAGAATACTTGAGAATATTGCCGATGGTAAATCCTAAGCCATGGCCTGAGTCAAGTATAAATTCGGTAGATTGGATTTTACCAGTTGCATAGTGTTGCTCATATGTCGAGTCCACATACTTCTGGATTTCTTTTAGGATTTCTTTTTCATTAAATTTGTATTCAATCATATAGTATTATAACACACTAAAGTTCAAAAGTCAAGTTAAAAGTGGAGCGAGTATTCAGAATCGAACTGAAGTCTTTAGGTTGGAAACCTAAGATAATGCCACTATACCATACTCGCATAAATTATTATTGTTCACTTTTTATATATGTGCCTTTTGCACTATCCCAAAACAAAAATGCTTCACTTTTAGCAGTTTTAGCTCCTTGTATTTCCAAAGTCTTAGGACTAGTTCTTTTTTTATATAATTCGTTGAGGGTTTCTTCTTTAATTTTTTCTCTGGATTTATTATCCCTCTTACCAACACTCTTTTTATCTTGATTGTATTGGAACTGTTTATTTCTTCGTAATTCTCGTTCCATTTGTTTCTGTTTTTTATTCTTCATATAACTTCACATAATATGTTTATAATATAAAGGGAGGCAAACGCCCCCCTTCAATGGATTACTAAGAGACAATCTTAATTGTTCTTTTCTTCTTACCATCCGGCACAACTTTTTCCATTGTAATAGTCAACATACCATTTTTCATGGTTGCATCTTTTACAATGACATCTTCGGCCAAAGTGAATTTCTTAGTAAATTTGCGAACAGCTAAACCCCTGTGAATATACTCAGGTTCTTTGCTATCCTTAAAGGGTTCATCATTTTTAGATGAAACTGTCAGAACATTGTCTGCATAATCTATAACCAGATCTTCTTCTGAAAATCCAGCAACCGCCATCTCAATGTCATAACTGAATTCATCGGTTTTTATGATATTGTAAGGTGGGAAATTTTGAGTTCCTTGAAAGGAATCTGTGAAAAAATCTGAAGTTAGTAGATCCACCATAGGATCAAAGCCTACTCCAAATTTTCTGATCCGAAATGGATCAAAAGTTGATACTTGCGTAACCATAATTATCTCCTTATTTAGCAAGATTAATAAAACGTATCTCCTTACGGCAGATACTATAGTAGGAGTCAGAGAACCATTTCCCTGACCCCTATTAAACTATTTATAACGATTAGTAAGGCATATCTGAATTTTCTTCTTC